ACCTGGTGAACCGCCGGGCGGTTATCTATGGCAAGGGCAGAAAGGAAAGAGAGATATATTTTTCGCCGCAGGCATTCGTACACGTCACGCAGTATCTTGCCGGCAGGAAGGATGATAATGAAGCTCTGTTTGTATCCACGAAGAAACCTTATAATCGGTTAACAAAAGACGGTATACGGTGGATTATAAAAAATATACAGTCCAGGGATGAACGTCTGAAGGGCTTACAGATATCACCGCACACCTTCCGGCGCACGTGCGGAACAGACATGATAAATCACGGCGCACCGGCGGAACTGGTACGACACTGACATGTTATGCACAGATTGCCACAGAGACAGTCCGGGAGGCAAACAACAAATATTGTTACGCATAGACAGGAGGATTAATGACAGCTAAGGAATATTTGAAGAGGATTAGGAAACTGGATCACGATATCGACAGAAAGCAGTATGAGTTTGAGACTTTAAAGAAGCGCAGGACATACATAAGCGGAATGGATTACTCGGCAGACAGAGTGCAGATGAGTCCCGACGGGGAAGGATTTACCCGGATATCAGATAAACTTATCGATTTGCAGCGAGAAATAAATTCTGAGATAGACGAGTACCATGATATGAGGCATAAGGCCATTAATCAAATACAGAGCTTATCAAGAGAGGAATATTCTGATATCCTGTTCCGTCTGTATGTACAATATCAGTCAATGACCGAGGCGGCTTCCGGAATGGGATATGATTATTATTGGGCCTGTCATCTGCATGGCAGGGCATTACTGGAATTTGATGACCGCTTTTTGAAACACCGCAACTAACCGCAAGACTTTTTTTGTCAACCCGTGTTATAGTATAGATAGCGAATTAGGGATAGAAGCCTGGTTCGCTTCATTCATCATTATTCCGGCCGCTTGAAAATTAGAGCGGCCGGGACCTCCCTTAAAGCAGCGAGGCGCTTATCGATTGATAGGCGCTTTTTTAATGCATGAAAGAAGGTGAAATTTTTGAGGAACCGCCCGGATAAAGACGGAACCCACCGCGGAGCGTTCGAAAGGAATAAGAAGAAGATATTCGCAACTCAAAGTGTGTGCGGTATCTGTGGTAAGCCAGTGGACTTTACCCTTAAATATCCGCATCCGCTATCACCATGTATTGACCATATAATACCGATTGCGAGGAACGGCCATCCATCCGATATTGATAATCTCCAATTGGCCCACTGGACCTGCAACCGGCAGAAGTCAGATAAGTTGGTGGAAGAAAAGAAAAAATATCAGGGGGACAGCAACGAAATAATAAGCAACCGTATGCTGCCGCAATCAATAGATTGGACTAAATATAGCGGGTAAAGGTGTTTTGGCAGACGGGAGAAGGTAGGGGGATACCTCCCTCCCCTCCCTCTCTTTCGACCTACACGCCGTCACTGTGAAAAAAAACACACGCCAAAGGAGGGCGACATGGCAGAACAGAATGGAATTGGATATTTACGGGATAAACTGACTATAAAAAAATCAAGAGTTCAGCTCCGATACAAATATTACGAAATGAAAAATAGTTTTGTTGATATGAGAATATCGACTCCACCAAACTTGGAAAACTGGAAATCCGTTCTCGGCTGGTGTGGGAAGGCGGTAGATTCCCTATCCGACAGGCTTATATTTCGTGAATTTATGGACGACAATTTTGACCTAAATGAAATATTTCAGATGAATAATCCGGATACGCTGTTTGATAGTGCGGTACTATCTGCATTGGTGTCATCCTGCTGCTTTATCTATATCAGCGCCGACGAGGACGGCTTCCCGCGGTTACAGGTTATCGACGGAGGGAGCGCAACGGGAATTATAGACCCGATTACCGGTCTTTTGACCGAGGGCTACGCAGTGCTGGAAGTAGATAAGGACAAAAAACCGACTTTGGAAGCATATTTCGTACCGGGTAGAACGGATTATTACCGGGCAGGGGAGAAAGAGGCTGAAAGTATACCGAATAGTGCGCCTTATCCGCTACTGGTCCCAATTATTTATCGGCCGGATGCGGTCAGGCCGTTCGGACATTCACGGATAAGCCGGGCCTGTATGGAAATTATGGGGAGTGCGCTTCGAACGATTAAGCGCTCGGAGATTGCGGCAGAATTTTACTCCTTCCCGCAAAAATACGTGGTGGGATTGTCAAACGAGGCAGAGCAGATGGAAAAATGGCGGGCCACCATGTCAGCTATGCTTCAATTTACGAAAGATTCAGACGGGGATAGCCCGAAATTGGGGCAGTTTACCCAGCAGAGCATGTCACCGCATATAGAACAGCTCAGGATGTTTGCTTCGCTATTTTCGGGGGAAACCGGTTTGACATTAGACGATTTGGGTTTTGTAACAGATAACCCCAGCAGTGCGGAGGCCATTAAGGCCAGTCATGAGAATCTAAGATTGGCAGCCAGGAAAGCACAGCGTACCTTTGGCAGCGGATTTTTAAACGTCGGATATTTAGCCGCATGCATCCGGGATGATTATCCATACCAGCGGAAACAGTTATATCTTACCCGTGCTGCCTGGGAACCGGTATTTGAACCAGATGCAGCGATGCTAACCAGCATTGGCGATGGTGTGACTAAAATCAACCAGGCTGTCCCGGGTTATTTCGGTCCTGACAACCTTCGGGGCCTGACGGGAATTGATTATTTAGGGGAGGTGAAGTAGTGGAAGACATAACGCCGGAGCTACTTTCGAAAATCAAAAAAGCTTTTAAGGCAGCCATCGAGAAAAATAAAAAGATAACGGTTTTGTACGAGAGGATCCGAGACGGAACTGCTACATACCAGGAAGCAAATGAATTTGCAATAGTGATTGGTGAAAGCCTGGCGGAAGCATTTAAAAATCATTTAAGTGCCGACATCCTTCCCGATGGGCGTATGTATTACAATATTGCAAGCCGGATTATTCCGGAGACATTGCAGCACAATCATGAATTAATCACCGAAGTTGCTGCAAAAATCCAGGAAGATTTGAACAAGCGCGCTGGAATAGGGATAAAAGCAATCAAGCCGGAATTGAACGAGGATCGAATAAAAGGGCTTGTTGAGAAGGTATCGAATGCAGAAGACTATAATGACGTGGCCTGGGTTCTGGATGAACCAATCGTAAATTTTTCCCAAAGCATTGTGGACGATTTCATCCGAGAGAACGTGGAGTTTCAGGGGGCAGCAGGAATGCGACCAAAGATTATTAGAACGACAGTAGGAAAGTGCTGTGAGTGGTGCGAAAAGCTCTCGGGAACCTATTCATATCCAAACATACG